TTCTGATTATGATGCAAGTTGGGCAACCCCTGCTGTTGCAGGTTTACTTGCTATTGCCCCAACAAGCGTGTCCAACGGAACCCTTTCTAGTTACACAACTACTGTTTCGGGCACAGCAACAAGCGTCACGTTAAACGGAATCTTTAGTGCAAACTACGAAAACTATTTAGTTGTTACACGACTCTCTTTTACTGGGGGAGATGCCTACATGCAGTTGACAAATAGTGGAACACCCGTAACAACAGCAACTTACAACTATCACATGATGCAGGCATACGGGGGAACCTCTCCAACAGTTCAAGGTGCTAGAACTGGTGGAGCCACCTATATGAACTTTATGGCAAATGGAAACGGTGTGTACCAATCAGCCACTTGCGATATCTTTGCACCGTATCTGTCTACCCCAACCATGTTTCAAATTTCAAATTTACGAAATGATGGTAGTTACGGAACCCCCGCCAATTACCTGTGGTTCGGCAACAACAGCAATAGCACCTCATACGACGGGTTAAAGATTACTGCTGGTGGAAACATTACGGGTACAATCATGGTCTATGGGCGACAGGGTTAGCCATGACAGTAATTAAGCAATACAACTCTAATACGTCACAATGGGAAACTATTGTGACAGGAACCCCTGGGGTTTCAACTGGTACCGTCGTTGCTTGGGCTGGCACATCGGCAAATGTTCCGTCTGGGTGGTTGTTGTGTAATGGAACAGCAGTATCACGAACCACTTATGCAACCCTGTACGGCGTTATTGGTACTGGTTATGGCTCTGGCGACGGTTCAACCACGTTCAACCTGCCTGATTTGTCAACGAACATTCTTTCTGGAACATCAACAGATGGTGGTCGTGGAAACGCTGTTTCCAAGTCTGTCTCAACCTCGTCGTCTACTATCACGGCAACTTCGGCGTTGAACGCCCTTGCTTTGAACGCACCAACAGCATCGTCAGCGTTGAACTCTTTGTCGTTGAACGCCCCTGGTGTGTCTGTGGCAGTTTCCACGGGTGGTGGAACGACTGGTAACTCAAATGTGAACCTGTCTCACGGTCACACGTACAACCGTGCATCCACATCACCGACAGCGGCAAACACTGGTGCAACCGACGTTGGTATCCACGGTCACGATTACACACACAACCACGGTGCGAACGCTTCCGCAAACGCACCGACAGTTGTGTCGTCAGCAGTCGGTACATCAGTGAACGCTCCTACCTTGTCATCGTCTACTGTTACGACGACTGGTACTGCCGCCGCTCAAACAGCATCAATCACCACAACAGCCTTGTACTGGATTATCAAAACATGAACCCAATTTGGTTCCCTGGTGGGAAAAAATCACACATTGCAGTATTTGACGACATCATTTCTACGGATTTGATAGAAAAAATAAATCAAAGAATCCTGGGTTACAGAAACTCCTTGTTTAAGAGGGGAGAAACTGGTGGCGGTTTTACTCCCCGCATCAAACTCAGTTGGGATTTGAGATTGACAGAAGAGGGTTTTGCTGAAGTGGGTGGTATGCCCCACGACCTTTTTGAACTTGAATTGGAACTAGCCAAACAATTGAACCCTTGCATTGGTTTGTATGAGCAAGAATATTTTGATGTAGTTCCAGATGATGGTTGGCAAGATTCGGGATTCCAGTACCAACTGTATGAAAAAGGGCTTGGGTATTACCGCCCACATACAGATGGTGGCTCTGTCATAGAACGTAGCAGGGTTCTAACGGTCATCATCTACATGAACACAGTTGAAAAAGGAGGGGGTACGGGGTTCCCTCTCCACGAAGTAATGGTTGATGCTGTTGCTGGTAGAGTTTGTATTTTCCCAGCGGATTGGACAATGCCCCATCAGGGGCTGATGCCACTATCAAGCGATAAAATGATTATCAATACATTCCTGAAAGGAAACGTACATGGAACAGACCATCACCACTGAGTGTCCAAACTGCCACCAACAGGTGACGACGAACTTCCACCGCCAATTCACAATCATGTTTGAAGACGACAAGAAGATTGCCCGTATTGGGTTTTTGGCTGAGATTGAACACGACTGTAACAACTAGTTAGAGTAATGCAACAGTCCATCGTCCATAGGGCGTTAGTTACCTACGCTAGTCCCAGCACGGGTGAAATCCGTGTCAAGATACCTGCCGTCACAGGACAGTCAGAAGTATCAATCTCTTACATTGGGCGTGCCAAATACAACGGGGTATGGGTTGTGCCAAAGGTTGGTGACCAAATTGTGGTGTCTGCCGACGATGTATTAATGAGCAACCTGTTCTGGCTACATGTTGACTTGACACCAGCAAAAACCATCTTGCCGTCAAACGACTACGGGTCGTTCTATGACACCTCCACCCAGACCAACTCCCCAGCCAATACTGCTCACGTGATGACTATTAACAGCATGGACGGGCACAACAACATCACTATTGTTGACGGGTCAAAAATTAAAGTTACAAACAGTGGTATTTACAACATCCAGTTTTCCGCCCAGTTGGACAAGACTGACTCTGGTTCTGACGATGTAGATATCTGGCTCCGCCAAAACGGTGTTGATGTCCCTTGGTCAAACACACAGGTCACCATGCAGGGAAACAACTGCAAACTGGTAGCCGCTTGGAACTGGATGTTACCTATGTCTGCTGGGGATTACGCCCAACTTGTGTGGTCTTCAGCAGACGCTGACATGCGTATTTTGGCACAGGGAGCACAAACAAGTCCTACTAGGCCAGCAATTCCATCCCTCATCGTAACAGTCCAACGTACTGTATAATCTTTACATGACTCGTAAATACCCTTATTACCCTTCGTTTGACGGCAAAGGTGCCCAACCAGGTACCGAGAAACTGGCAGAACTGTGCCACAAGAGGTGGAAGACCCAGAACCTGGGCATCTACCAGGCACGTCTGATGCGTAACTCCCACACCGAGGGCAAGAAGATTGGTGACCCTGGCATGGACAAGTATTTAAGTGTTCATGCCACTGGTGCGGCTGTGGACCTTGGTTACGCAGACCGCAAGGTTGGTGTGGCTATGTGGGACTGGCTCCTCAAGTACACCAAGGAACTGGGAATCGTTGAGATTCACGATTACGCATTTGACAAGGATGCCAAGGACGGCAAGCCTGGTTATGGTCGTGGGTTCCGCTGTAGTCGTGGTGAGTCGGAGGCAGGGGTCAAGATTTTCACTGCCGATGATAATGCAGGCTCATTCGGCGGGAAGTGGCTCCATGTGGAACTGGAGCCAGAGATGGCAAAAGATGCAGCCAAGTTTGAGGCTGCATGGCGTGCCCTCCCCAAGCCTGAGTAAGTATGGCTAACCAAGACCCCGCAAGTATTCGTGGGTATTTCAAAGAGCACCGTGAGTTAAACAAGCGTGCCCGTGAGATTGCCGAATATGAAAGCAGGCAACGGTACAAGCAGAAGTTTGGTACAGAACTTGGTCCTGAGAAGACCGATGCCGAAAAAGCGGCTGAAGAAGAGCGTATTAACGAATTAAAATACGGTACCTTCTTTACCCGTGTTCTTCCCAAAGAGCCAGTTCCCCATAACTACTACAAAGGCCCTGTCAACAGTACCCGTGTGATGGCACATAAGTTTGTCCCATCCATTACAGAAACTACGACTGAGGGTGAGAAGGAAGTTGTCTCGGGCGACGTGTTTGTTCGTTTTGCCCGTCCTTCCAAGCAACAGGGTGACGTTGTTATTTACAAATACAGCAATGTCCCCGTAAATGTTTACGAAGCGTTCACAGGCACATATTCAAAGGGTAGGTTCATTAACACAACCTTGGAACCTTTTAAATCTGGCCCCTACTCTGGACCTGAGACTGCCGACTTGGAGTAGAGTCATTGCATGCAAAAACTAATCGGGTATGGGTGGCTCGCCACTCTCGTTTCATCAGTCGTTCTACTCCCACTCAGCATTATGTTTGGTTTTCGTGACCCTGTTGGGTATCTGTGCCTTCTCCTGAGTTCTAGTTACTTTGTCTTTAGAGACACCTTGAATGTGCTTCAAGTCGTAGGTCCTGTTTACTGGATTAGCCGAGACAACGTGCAGGCAAACATTCCTTTTGTTTCTGTTGGATTCATGAGAGAACTTGATACCCCGTGGCGAGTCGGAAAAGGAATCCAAATCACAAAGGGGTCATACTCCTTCCAGATTGGTGTGTGCCATCGGTTGCATTACACAAACCCTATTGATGGACAATTGGCGGCTATGGATGGCAGACTCATGGACACACCACCCGAAGAGATTGGAACTTGGTAATGATTTGGAAGCGTGAAAAACCGTCCCGTGAACTTCCACCACGGGTCCGCAAACTTGACACAAACTCGCTGCTGATGTGGATGGATACCACCATCATGAATGTCCATCAAGCCTTTGAGGGCTGGCGCTACCACAACAAACCCATTGAGCAGATTGGGGAATCCATTGATGTCCTCAATGACCTGTGGGAAGAAATTTGTAGCCGAGGGCTTGACAAGGACTGAATAAGCCTGTTACACTTCTTACCAGCGGATGTACGTGTCCCCTTTCCACGTAGTCCGATAGGGGTAGTGCCTAGTTTCCCTCCTGTGCTAGGCGCTACCCCGCTTTTATTTGTACACTGTTATACGTGACAGCATTAGACGAACAAGAGATTGAAGAAGAGGAATACGCCGAGGACCTTGATGAGACCTCTGCGGAGTTCCTGGACAGCCTTATCAAGAGGCTCATTATCTTCTTAGAAGAGTTCTGTGATGTTGAACTTTTCCCCTATCAGGTTCCGATTGCGTATCGCCTGATTGAATCCATCGTCATTGGTGACGGTGAAGAAATCACAGTGGTGGCAACCCGTCAGTCGGGCAAGTCGGAAGTTCTTTCCAATGTGTGCGCCGCTCTCATGGTTATCCTTCCCAAGTTGGCAAAGGTCTACCCGACGTGGCTCGGGAAGTTTGAGAAGGGTTTCTGGGTCGGTGTGTTCGCTCCCACAGAAGACCAGGCCGACACGGTGTTCAGTCGTATCGTTTCAAAACTGACCAGTGACCATGCTCTTGAGTTCCTGCTTGACCCAGAGATTGACGACAAAGCAGCCTCTGGTGGCTCCCGTGGCAAGGGTAAGTTGATTACCCTCAAGAATGCTGGGTCGCTCTGCCGTATGCAGACCTGTAACCCCAAGGCAAAGATTGAGTCCAAGACCTACCATTTCGTGCTGATTGACGAGGCTCAGGAAGCCGACGAGACCATGATTGCTAAGTCAATCAAACCTATGTTGGCGTTCAATAACGGCTCTATCTGCTTGACAGGGACTGCTACCCGTTACAAGTCATACTTCTACAAGATGATTCAATACAACAAGCGTAGGTCGGTGAGCGGTAAGTCACGGCGCAACCAGCACTTTGAATACGACTGGAAGATTGCAGCAAAGTACAACAAGAACTATTCAAACTTCATCTCCAAAGAGAAGTTGAGAATCGGTGAGGATTCGGATGAATTCCAGATGTCCTACTGCAACAGATGGATTCTGGAAAAGGGTATGTTCGTCAGTGAGGACAGGCTTGACAGAATGTACGATGCATCCATGCCACTGGTTAAGCAGTGGTGGCGTACCCCTGTCGTGGCTGGTATTGACGTTGCTCGCTCCAATGACTCCACGGTGGTTACCGTGTGCTGGGTGGACTGGGACCGCCCCGACCCGTTCGGCTTCTATGAGCATCGTGTCCTCAACTGGCTTGAGATTAACAACGAGGAATGGGAATCCCAGTATTTCCAAATTATTGATTTCCTTCGTAACTATGACTGTCTGCGTATCGGCGTAGACGCTCAAGGTGTCGGAGGGGCCGTGGCAGAACGACTTCAGATTCTGCTTCCTGAAGTGGAAGTGCTTGCGGTCTCCTCCGATGCCAAGGCTCAGAACGAGCGGTGGGTCCACCTGACCGAACTCATCCAGCGTGAGCAATTGGTCATCCCAGGGCACTCCAAAGCCCGTAGAGTCCGCACCTGGAAGCGGTTTAACCAGCAGATGTCAGACCTTGAAAAGGTATATAGAGGGCCATATTTGCTGGCTGCGGCACCTGACGAAAAGGGCGCATTTGACGACTATCCAGACTCTCTGGCTATTGCCTGCTCCATGACGGTGCATGAAACCATGCCTCAGGTCTTGGTGGCGGATAATCCATTTTTCCGTTGATTTGTGGTACTCTAGATAAAAGTAAACCCCTTTCCCTTATGGAGGAAATGTGAACGTAGCACCCGCACCGATGTTCCCTGAGAAGTCGCCCACCATGTTTGAGCGTAGCCTTGCACCATCTATTCCGATGAACAAGGGTCCGCTTCGTTTTGAGGAGGGTATCGCAACCGATACCGATGTCCCGAACGACTTCACGGTTGGTGCCTACATGGACACGGCTCCATCGCCCATGCGTATGAACCACACCAACCCTGAGGCTGTCTTCAAGCACGCCGCTCAGACCATGCAGGAGCGTGCCCACGTGGGCGCTGCCTCGTGGATTGAGGCTCCTGCTGTGCTGGCAGAGTTCGTGCAGGGCGCTGTTGCTGGTGATGGCATGCCGCAGTTTGAGTACGAGTACAACACGGGTGGTCACATGAACCGCCCGAACCCGACTGTCGTATTTGACTGACCCATGCGGTACGGCGAAGCACCAAAGCCAGGTGCCGCCGAATACTCCGAAGAAGTAGCGCCTTACCAGCAATCACTTCGCATTAGGAGTGTTGAAGGTGGTGTACCTATTGCCGCAGTCTATGCGGGGTACAAGACTACATACAACTTCAAAGCAGTCGCTGCTGCTCGTCGTGCATTGTTTGTAGAGGCCGCTGCCCATTACAGATACTTTGAACCCGCTACGGCAATCCACAACCCTTATGTTCCGCCACGTCGTGGACCTAAGGGTGGGATTGACCGTCAGCGGCGTTTGACGGGTAATGGGGAAATCTTCACCGAACCACTGGAAGCCTTCAAGCCCCAACGCTTCAGGTCTACCAAACTTAATGACCCCTCCCGTTTGACATATAAGTCTGGTGGTCCAAATCGTTGGGAAAAGAAAGGTATGGCTTCATACCGAGTTGCAAACCCTAAGAACAAGGAAGCAGATTACTAATGGCTAAGGAATGGCTTGAAGATATTCTTAAGAATGTCACTCGTAAGGATGTTGAGAAGGTTGACCTCAACGACGCATATGCAAACTTTGTTCGCATTTCCTTAAGCACACCTAATCCTAAACGACCTGGTCGTACAGGTAGCAAAACTCCATCTATCCTTTCTCAAAGTCGTAAGTTTGAAAAAGGCCGTGCGTCTGAAGACCCACTTATTTCCAGGTTTCTGGCACGTGGTGTTTATCTCATGCCAGCAGGAAAACATGGAACTTGTGATGCATGCAAAGACAAGACAGCAGGCTGTGCCGCAGCATGCTTACACGATTCTGGCCACCAAGACCTGGCAAACCAGATTGCTCGCACCGACCTTGCGACGCGCTATCCTAGTCAATTTGTTGGTCTTTTACATAATGAAATTAAAAGTTTTGTTGCCGAAGCAGAGAATAATCCAATTAGGAAAGGGGGTCCGCTTCTTGCATCACTGCGTATTGATGGAACAAGCGAATTGCACTTGGATGATGAGGAAGTTGGCGACATCCTTTATGGTGGGATGCACGGAGAATTTCAAGAAGTACATAAATCGGGACCATATAAAGGCCGTTTCCGATTGATTGGTAGTGAGTATGGTAAAA